ACGAAATCAAATCCCAACTTGCTCGTCTTCTTGCCACCGAAGACCTTGTGGTGGAACACAAGAAGGTGGAGACTGCTTGCTTTAACGTACATACCCGTGTTCTTACTCTCCCTATGTGGGAGAAAGCAAGCAGCACTGTCTATGATCTTCTTGTGGGTCATGAAGTTGGTCATGCTCTTGAAACACCAGATGAAAACTGGATTGAAACTCATAAGATCCCTCCTCAGTTCGTGAATGTTGTAGAAGACGCACGTATTGAGAAGCTGATGAAGCGACGCTATCCTGGACTTGCAAAGACCTTCTACGTTGGATATAAAGAACTTTATGATGAAGATTTTTTCGCTCTTGGTGACGATGATGTAAATACTTACAATCTTGCTGACCGTGCCAATCTTTACTTTAAGATTGGTAACTTCATGAGGCTGAACTTTACTCCAAAAGAACAAGAGATTATTGATCTAATTTCTGCTGCGGATACCTTTGCTCAGGTTCTGGATGCTGCTGAAGCTCTTTACAAGTATTGTAAAATTCCCGAATCTTTGTCTCTTGCACCTAATATGCCAGAAGACAGTCAGGTTATTCCTGGGGAAAGTGAAGGATCTTCTGATCAAGAAACTAATTCACCTGGGAATATTGTAGAGGCACCTAAACCATTTGAGCAGGAAGAGAATTCCGAATCTTCTGAAGGAAAACCTAATAGTCAGGAGCAAGGTAAAGGTTCTGATAGTCATTCTCAAACACCTCAGAATGAGCAATCTTCTCCTGGAGCTGATAAAGAAGCTGAAACTGATCCTGAAGTCAAAACTATGGATTCTTTGGAAGAAGCTCTTAAAGATCTTGTTGATAAGGGTGAAATTGAGAATGCTTATGTCGAAGTTCCTGAACTTGATCTCAAACATATTCTCATTTCAAATGCAGAGATTCATAAAGTTTGCAATGGTCATTGGGTAAATGATAAAGAAATGCTGAAAGTTGTGGATAACCAATATCTTCAATTTAAAACCTCTGCTCAAAAAGAAGTTAATTATCTTGTAAAAGAATTTGAGTGTCGTAAGGCTGCAGATTCTTACGCAAGAGCTTCAACTTCTCGTACTGGTGTTCTTGATTGTGCTCGCCTGCATAACTATAAGTTTAGTGAAGATCTCTTTAAGAAAGTTACTACTCTTGCAGATGGTAAAAATCATGGTCTTATCTTTGTGCTAGACTGGTCTGGCTCTATGGGAAATGTCATGCTTGATACTGTCAAACAGCTTTTTAACCTTGTTTGGTTCTGTAAGAAAGTATCCATTCCATTTGAAGTTTATGCTTTCACTAACGATTATCCTATAGCTACAAATGTGGATGGTAAACATCAAATTCGCCAAACGGCTTATAGAAAGCGAGAAGGTGTTTTTCAGGTTCATGAATGGTTTTCTTTGATGAACATTCTTACAAGTAAAGTTAGTGGAAAAGTACTTGAAGATCAGATGAAGAATATTTTTCGTCTGGCTAATTATTTTGGATCTTACTATTCTAGTTATAGTATTCCTCCTGGGTTGACTCTTTCTGGAACTCCTTTGAATGAAGCAGTCATTTCTCTTCATCAAATTCTTCCCAAATTTCAAAGGGAGAATAAACTTCAGAAAGTTCAGTGTGTGATTTTGACTGATGGTGAAGGCTCTGAGCTTCGTTGGCATAAAGAGTTTAACCGCAAATGGGAAAAAGAACCTTATCTTGGTATTTGTGGAATTGGTCGTGGGGTGTTTCTTCGGGATCGTAAAACGGGAACCACATATTCCATGGATACTGAATGGTATAATGGTACAAATGTTCTTTTGAGAAATCTTCGTGATAAGTTTCCTGATATCAATTTTATTGGTATTCGGGTGATGGAGTCCCGTGAAGCTGGGAATTTTATTCGCAACTATTATCAGGCACATACTCCAGAATATACTAAAATCATGGATGATTGGAAGAAGAACAAGGCTTTTGCAATTAAAACTTCTGGATACCATACTTATTTTGGGTTCTCTTCCAACTCACTTTCTCAAGATTCTGAATTTACAGTTTCTGATGGAGCAGCTAAGACTACAATTAAAAATGCTTTTATGAAGAGCTTTAAAGCTAAGAAGATGAACAAGAAAATTCTTGGAGAATTCATCGAACTGGTGGCCTGAACCACTTTCCAAACTGTCCACGGGAGCCTCCAGCTCCCACCATTGTCCTTTATAATTGATCCTGTTACAATGAACAACGACCTCAACAACATTATGCCTCGCAAAATTGCCGTGACTGACAACGAAATCATTGAATCGCTCAAGGAACTCTATGGCTCTGAGATCACTTCTGGGGATGTGAGGGGCTTTTGTGCCTCCCGTTCTTTGAACTATCAGACCGTTACTCGTCGTCTTGAAGCTTATAAGACTTCCCGTGGCCGCTGGAATCTGGAAGTCACTCAAGAACGTGTGGACGAGATCGAACGCTCGTTCCAAAGTGTTTCTGTTATTCCTGAAGCTCATCAAAATCTGGTTCCTGACAAAGATGATACTTTTGTCAAGTTTGGTAACTTCAACGACGTTAAGAAAATTATTGCTTCTCGTCTTTTCTACCCCACCTTCATCACTGGCCTCTCTGGTAACGGTAAGACCTTTGGTGTTGAGCAGGCTTGTGCTCAACTGAAGCGTGAACTTATCCGTGTGAATATCACCATTGAGACTGATGAAGATGACCTGATCGGTGGTTTTCGTCTTGTGAATGGTGAAACCGCCTGGCACAATGGTCCTGTGATTGAAGCTCTGGAGCGTGGTGCTATTCTTCTGCTGGATGAGATTGATCTTGCATCTAACAAGATCCTGTGCCTTCAGTCCATTCTGGAAGGTAAAGGTGTATTCTTGAAGAAAATCGGCCGCTTTGTCAAGCCTGCTCCTGGTTTCAATGTAATTGCCACGGCAAATACTAAGGGTAAAGGTTCTGATGATGGTCGCTTCATTGGTACTAATGTTCTGAATGAAGCTTTCCTTGAGCGTTTCCCTGTGACTTTTGAGCAATCGTATCCTTCTACGTCTGTTGAGCAGAAGATTTTGGAAGGTGTTGCTCTGGATCTTGGTGTGGAAGATCGGGACTTCTGTAAGAATCTTGTTGACTGGGCAGATGTGATTCGCAAGACCTTCTATGACGGTGGTATTGAGGAAATCATCAGCACTCGTCGTCTGGTGCATATCATCCGTGCTTACAGCATCTTTAACAACAAGGCAAAGGCAATTCAAGTTTGTGTAAATCGCTTTGACGATGATACCAAACAAGCATTCCTTGAACTCTATGATAAAGTGGATGCACAGTTCCAGATGCCTACTGATGAAAACAAAGAGGAACCCACTCCAGTTCAATTTGACTCCAGCGTTCCATTCTGATATAATCATGGGAGGGCATTAGCCTTCCCTTTTTACTGTCAAATTTTATCTATTATACTATGACTGAAAAAACAAATCATCTTTGGAAATACAACGAGGATAAAATCCTTAAAGATATTGAAGATTATGTGACTTCTACTTACAAAGGGCACTATTGCGGACAAGACGATGAGTATTCAGATATTCAAACTATTGATCTCATGGCTGCAAAGGGTCTAGCATCATCATTTTGCCAAGCAAATATTCTGAAATATGGAAGTCGTTACGGTGAAAAGGATGGGCATAATAAAAGGGATTTGATGAAAGTGATTCATTATGCTATGCTTCTTCTTCACTTTGATAAGCATTATTCCCGTCAAGATAATGGTCTAACTGAATTTCGTTGATTATGAAACTAAAAGATAAAACTATGAAGCTCTCTGATAATACACTAGCTCTTCTCAAGAATTTTGCTGGAATTAATAACTCAATTTTTGTGAAGAAAGGAAATCGTCTTCGTACAATTTCCGTAGCCAAGAACATTCTTGCTGAGGCTGACATTAGTGAAGAATTCCCTAGGGATTTTGCAATTTATGATCTCAATCAATTTTTGAATGGATTGAGCCTTCATCAGGATCCAGATCTAGATTTTGCAGAAGAATCTCACCTTACGCTTAGAGAAGGAAAGCGTAGAGTTAAGTACTTTTATGCAGATCCAAATGTAATTATTTCCCCTCCAGAGAAGCAAATTCAGCTTCCTTCACAGGATGTTTGCTTTCAACTTGATAGTGTAACTTTGGAGAAATTAGTTAAGGCTGCTGGAGTTTATCAGCTTCCTGATCTTTCTGCAGTTGGTGATGCTGGTGTTATTCGTCTTGTTGTTCGTGATAAGAAGAATGATACGTCTAATGAATATTCTATTGTTGTTGGAGAAACGGATAAGCAATTCGTTTTCAATTTCAAGGTAGAAAATATTAAGATTATTCCTGGCTCTTATGATGTGGTTGTGTCAGAAAAATTACTGGCACAGTTCACGAACGCCAAGTACAATCTTTGCTACTATATTGCCTTGGAACCTGATTCAACATTCAACTAACGTGAACATTTTTGTGACTTCCCCTTGGCCTGCTGAGAGTGCTATTTGCCTCCCAGACAAGCACATTGTCAAGATGCCTCTGGAGTGCTGTCAGATGCTCTCCATCGTCGCCTCAGAGAAGTGGGGGCATGGGTACGGAACCCTCTCTAAGGCCGATGGAACGGCCTACAGCACCGAGAAGGGAGCGTTTCGTAATCACCCCTGCACTCAATGGGCAGCCGCCAGCGTGGACAATGCTTATTGGTTGATCAAGCATGGTATGAACCTTTGTGACGAATACACACTTCGTTATGGTAAGGTTCATTCTTGCTATAATACTTTGGTAGAAGCATATTATAAGTTTCCCAAGGGTAAAATTACTAACGTAACATCATTTGTGAGGGCAATGCCAGATGAGTTTAAACTTGACACAGGGATTGACACTTTTACTGCTTACAAGATGTATATCTCATCCAAACCTTGGGTTGCATCTAATTATCTTCGTATGCCAGAACGAAAACCTGCGTGGGTTTAATTATGTACGACCATGAAAAAAGTATAAAAAAATTATTTTCTTTTTTGGAGGAATATAAAATCCATTTAACAGAAAATGATTTGCTGAATTTTCTTAAAATAACTAATAGATGGCCTTATAGATCTATTGATAATAAGCCAACTGTAGAAATTATAACAGAGTGGTCTGGAAAATGTAAAGATGAATTCTATGACATAACTGGAAAATTTAATTTTAATAAGTGGAAAGAGAAGTATGATCGTGGGTTTACATCTATTTTATCGGATGTATTGGATTTAACCGAAGAATTGAGAAATCTTCAAAATGAAATTGTAAAAATTTCTGGAAAAAATATACAAGGAAATTTTTATTTCACTAAAGGATCGATAGATCATAGAATAAGTTTTGATGATCATATTCATGAATATCCCGTGTTGGTAAAAATCATTTATGGAAATTGTAAATGGAAAATTGAAAACGATTATTGGGAGGTTAAATCTGGGGATGTTCTTCACATACCTGCAGGATATGTTCATAGTGTTGTAGAATGTGTGGATAGAAAACTTTCATTGACCTTAAATTTTGAATAATTTAAATTATGAATAAACAAGAAAGAATTGATGAACACATAGTTTCCTTTTGTGAAGATATTTACGAAAGGAAACCAAAGGAAAAACGTAATGATCCTGAATTTTGGGATTTGATTGATGATATTGAATTATCTTTGAAAGTGATGTTTGTTTTAAGGTTTGATTATGACAAGTGAATTTCTTTTTGTGGAAAAGTACCGTCCTCAAGTTATTGATGACTGTATTCTTCCCGATGATACTAAAAAGACTTTTAAGGAGTTTGTAGAGAAAGGAGAGATCCCAAATCTTCTTCTTGCGGGACCTCCTGGTATTGGTAAGACAACAATTGCAAAAGCACTCTGCAATGAATTAGGAGCAGATTTTTATGTCATCAACGGATCCGACGAAGGACGTTTCTTGGATACTGTACGGAACCAGGCAAAGAACTTTGCTTCGACCGTCTCACTTACGGGATCTTCTAAACACAAAGTCATCATCATCGACGAGGCGGATAACACAGGCAACGACGTTCAACTCCTTCTACGGGCAAATATTGAGACATTTTATAACAACTGCCGATTTATTTTTACCTGTAACTACAAGAATAAGATCATCGAACCACTACACTCAAGATGTGCAGTCATTGACTTCAACATTAAGAAAGCGCAGAAGGCGCAATTGGCGGGATCATTTTTCAAGCGCCTACAGAGTATTTTGGACGCCGAAAGAATTACTTATGATTCAAAGGTTCTTGCAGAACTTGTTTCAAAACATTTTCCCGATTTCAGAAGAGTTCTTAACGAATGTCAAAGGTACTCGACAGGTGGAACGATTGATGCGGGAATTCTTGCATCTTTCTCGGACATTTCTGTAACTGACCTTATCAAGCATATGAAAGCAAAGAATTTTACTGAAGTTCGTAAATGGGTTGTGACAAATCTTGATAACGATGCAACTTTAATTCTTCGTAAAGTGTACGATGCTTGTTATGATACTCTCATTCCAGCGTCAATTCCTGCTGCAGTTCTTGTGATTGCTAAGTATCAGTATCAATCTGCTTTTTGTGCGGACCAAGAAATTAATCTTTTGGCAGCACTGACTGAAATTATGTGTGAGGTAGAATTTAAATGAACTTATATAAAATAGATATTTCAAGATTATATGAATATCCAGTCAAAACTACTCCTCAAAATGTTCAAGAAGCAAATGAGGGTCTTTTCAGGGCAAAGATGACTTTGCCTGCTGCGGCAAAGCATTGTGGTATGACACATAAAGAAATGAAATTGACTTTTTGGGAGTTTTTAAAGTACAATAAACCAGACTATATACAACCAGAATAACATGGAATTGAAAGATTGGTTAAATTCAATTAATCAAACTAAAAACAATTTGATTGATGAAGATCCATCTAGAGAGAAGGATTATTCTCCTTATATTATCAATCGCTGTTTATCTGCTTATACTGATAGTATTCTTTTTGCAAATGTAATGAATCAATATCATTTTCTTCCAAAGAAAATGCAATATGACTTTTTTATAAATAGTCTGAGGAAAAGGAAGAGATATTCTCCTTGGCTCAAACAGGATAAAATCAAAGATCTTGATTATGTCAAACGTTATTATGGTTATAGTAATGAGAAGGCAAAGCAAGCTTTGAGGATTCTTACAAAAGAACAACTTAATTTTATAAAATCAAAATTTGAAACTGGAGGAACAAAATGAGTGTTGTTAAGGAACCTGAAGTAAGATGGACGCCAGAGCAGATGGTGGAAGTGATTCTCAATGAACCTGATGATTTTTTGAAGGTTCGTGAGACTTTGACACGTATCGGTGTAGCTTCAAGAAAAGAAAGAAAGATTTATCAATCTTGCCATATTCTTCATAAGCAAGGTAGATATTATCTTGTTCACTTTAAAGAGCTGTTTGCCTTGGATGGTAAACATGCTAATCTTACTGTAAACGATGTTCAGCGTCGCAATCGTATCGCTCAGCTTCTTGCTGATTGGGGATTGATTGAGATTGTTGATGTAAATAAAATTCAAGATATTGCTCCACTTAATCAAATCAAAGTACTTGCTTATAAAGATAAGGGTGATTGGATTTTAGAGACCAAGTACAATATTGGCTCTAAAAGGAAGAGGGATGAGGAAACCGAATGAGTAGGTGGGGGTTTCACGACCCCCTTTTTTTATGTTTCTTGTATAATATATTAAGGATGCCGAAAGGGTCCACAAAACACAAACTCGCTTAAAAAGGAGCTACCATAATGACAAGCATTACGAAGTATTATGCTGCAGATCTTCCTGCGCTAATGAATAAAATTACCCGTGCAAGTATTGGAATGGATGCATATTTTGATCGTCTATCTGAAATTGAGGAAGCATTCTCCAATTATCCACCACATAATCATCTAGAGCTGAGTGCTGTTCAATCCCGCCTAGAATTTGGACTTGCTGGATTTAAAAAGGAAGATATTCGTGTTTACACTGAGCATGGGAAACTTTTTGTTGAAGCTAATAAGGAAGCCAAAGAGACTGATATTTGCTACATCCATCGTGGATTAGCGCAAAGAAACTTCAAAAAAGCATGGGCACTTGCAGATGATACAGAAGTCAAAGATGTTAAATTTGAGGATGGACTATTAACTATTGATATAGTAAAAGTTGTTCCAGAACATCATAATCGTAAAGACTATCTATAAATAGATTAAAACCCAATCTATAATGAAGACCTACTCAGAATTTGTGAAAATTCTTCAGGAAAAAATTGGAGATTTTGGTTCTTTTGCAAAATACAAAAAACCAAAAGAAAAGTGCTATGGGCGCAAGCAATATTATGCTAGTCTTGATAAAGAAGTTTGCGCTTTTAAAAGGAGAAGAGAATGACTAGAAAACCTAAAAAAACATTTAATCAATTTTTGAATGTAATTAGTAACAAATTTTTTGGACCAACTCCAGAAAATAATGATCCAACTCCAGGTGAAGCTGGTTGGAAAAAGGAAAAAAAGATCATTAATAGAATAAACAATTCTGATGGGGCAAGTGTCAATTAATAAATAAGTTTAACTATCATCGCCGCAGGGAGGCAACTGGCACAACCCAGTTGACGCCTCCCACTTTTTTTGCTAGAATGGAACGGAGGTATGAGATCAAAATGTCTATTAAACTTGCATTATTGAAGTCTGGAGAAACAGTCGTATCAGATGCTAAAGAATTAATTTCAGATGACAAAGTTTGTGGATATCTTTTTACAAAACCACATGTCGTTGATTTGAGAAAGGCTGTTTTACTCGTTGAGGAGAATAGTAGTTCTAAAGGTGGTGATTTAGAAATAGTTTTATCCCCTTGGATTGTTCTTACTAGTGATACTCAAATTCCAGTTTCTCCAGACTGGATTGTCACAATTGTAGAACCAATTGCTGAAATTAAAAAAATTTATGAGGAAAAAGTAAATGCAAAAGTTGATTAAATGTATAGTATTTAAAGTTAATAATGTTGTCGTTAGTGAGCTAGCTTATATAATGATGGATCCAGATGATATTAGTGGTGCAAATTGTAAACTAATCAATCCATATAAAATTGATGAATTGGGAAATTTAAGCCCTTGGATTGATGTAACAGATCAGAATGAAATACTAATTAATTCTGATAATATTTTAACTATCGTAGACCCAAAACCTGAAATTGTTGAAAAATATCTTCAATTAATTACCTGATGGCGCAAAGATTTTATACTAATGTTCAAATGGTCGGGGACCATTTCTTAGTTCGTGGTTATGAAAATGGCAGACATTTCATGACACGCGAGAAGTTCAACCCGACTCTTTTTGTTCCTTCAAACAAAAAAACAAAATACAAAACTTTGACTGGAGAATATGTTGAAGCTGTTCAACCTGGAAGTGTTCGTGATTGTAGAGACTTTATTAAAAAGTACGAAAATGTAGAAAATTTTAAAATTTCTGGGAACACTCAATATATCTACCAATATATTTCTGATAAGTATCCAGAAGACGAAATTAAATTTGATATTAGTAAAATCAAAGTAACTACTCTTGATATTGAGGTTGCTTCAGAAAATGGGTTTCCAGATGTAGAATCGGCTGCAGAAGAAGTCTTACTCATTACTATTCAAGATTATAGTAGCAAACAAATTAGAACTTGGGGTCTTGGTCCGTATAAAGGAAATCAACAAAATGTAACTTATAAAGGATTCAAAACTGAATATGATCTATTATCCGACTTTATAAATTGGTGGATGATAGAAGAAAACATTCCAGAAGTTGTGACTGGATGGAATACAGAGTTATATGATATTCCTTACCTAGTACGTCGAATTGATAGAGTTCTTGGAGAAAAGTTGATGAAACGAATGTCTCCTTGGGGTTTAGTAACTGAAGATGAATGTTATCTTAATAATCGTAAGTTTATTACATACGATATTGGTGGAATTGGTCAAATGGATTATTTGAAACTTTATAAGAAATTTACTTATAAAGTTCAGGAATCTTATCGGCTAGATTATATCGCTGAAGTTGAACTTGGACAAAAAAAGCTAGATCACTCTGAGTTTGATACTTTCAAAGATTTCTATACTAAAGGGTGGCAAAAGTTTGTAGAATACAACATTATTGACGTGGAACTTGTTGACCGTTTGGAAGACAAGATGAAACTTATTGAGCTTGCTCTGACAATGGCATATGACGCTAAAGCGAACTATTCTGATGTTTTCTCCCAAGTTAGAATGTGGGATAGCATCATCTACAATTATCTTAAACAGAGAAATATTGTAATTCCGCCAAAGGAAAAATCTGATAAGGATACTCAGTATGAAGGCGCATATGTAAAAGAACCTGCACCTGGAATGTATGATTGGGTTGTGTCGTTTGACTTAAACAGCCTGTATCCTCACCTTATTATGCAATACAATATTAGCCCTGAAACTCTTATTGAAAAAAGGCACCCTGCAGCTACTATTGATAAAATTCTCAATAAAGAATTAGATTTTAGTGAGTGTAGTGATTATGCTGTATGTGCTAATGGAGCCATGTATCGTAAGGACATTCGTGGTTTTCTTCCAGAATTGATGGAGAAAATCTATAATGAACGAGTTATCTTCAAGAAAAAAATGCTTGCGGCAGAGCAAGAATATGAAAAAACGAAAAATAAACAATTAATCAAAGAGATTGCTCGTTGCAACAATATTCAAATGGCACGTAAAATTCAATTGAACTCTGCTTATGGTGCAATTGGCAATCAGTATTTTCGTTACTTTAAGTTAGTAAATGCTGAGGCAATTACTCTGTCTGGTCAGGTTTCAATTCAGTGGATCATGAACAAGGTCAATACTTATTTGAACAAAATTCTAAAAACAAAGGATGAAGATTATGTTATTGCTTCTGATACCGATTCTCTGTATATCAATATGGGGCCTCTGGTTGAAACTGTATTCAAAGGAAGAGAGAAAACTACTGAAGGCATTGTTTCGTTCCTTGATAAGGTCTGTAAGTTGGAATTTGAAAAATATATTGAGAGTTCTTATGAAGAACTGGCGAAGTATGTAAACGCTTATGATCAAAAAATGTTCATGAAGCGTGAGTGTATTGCTGAACGTGGTATTTGGACTGCGAAGAAGAGATATATCCTGAGTGTTTGGGATAGTGAAGGTGTTCGATTTGAAGAACCCAAACTCAAAATTAAAGGTATTGAAGCTATCAAATCTTCTACTCCAGCACCTTGTCGTAAGATGCTCAAGAAGTCATTTGAAATTATGATGAAAGGTACTGAAGATGACATCATCAATTTTATTGATAGATGTCGCACAGAATTTAAAACTCTTCCTCCAGAACAAATATCATTTCCAATATCTGCATCTAATGTTCGTAAATGCCATTCATCTACAGACATTTATATTTCGAGAACACCCATACATATTCGTGGTGCTCTGTTGTTCAATCATTATATTACTAAAAATAAACTTGATAAAAAATATTCTCTCATTAACAATGGAGAGAAGATCAAATATGTTTATTTAAAATTGCCAAATTCAATTCATGAAGATGTAATTTCTTTCATTCAAGATTTTCCTAAAGAACTTGGATTAGAAAAGTATATTGATTATGATTTGCAATTTGAAAAGAGTTTTATCAATCCTCTCAAGGTAGTTTTAAATTGTATTGGTTGGTCAGCTGAAAAAAGAACTACTCTCGATTCATTCTTTTTTTGAGGTTATAATGGAATTGCCAATTACTGATTCTGAATTTGATTATATTCTAGAGTTAGTCCGTCATAAAAATCCACAACTTTATAATAAATTGTGGTCACACAAATTTAATCTAAAATACATTAAAAACAAAAAATAACTATGGATTTCCTTAAAGATATTGTAAAAGAAATTGGTGATGACTATACTAAATTAGCATCAGATATTGATGAGACTGAAACTTATGTTGATACGGGTTCATACATCTTTAATGCACTGGTTTCAGGTAGCATATTTGGTGGTGTATCTGGGAATAAGATTACTGCTATTGCTGGAGAGTCTTCTACTGGAAAGACTTTTTTCTCTCTCGCCGTTGTTAAGAACTTTCTTGATACTCATCCCGATGGTTACTGTCTCTACTTTGATACTGAGGCTGCTGTCACTAAATCTCTATTAGAAAGTCGTGGTGAAGATATTTCACGCCTTGTGGTTGTGAATGTTGTCACTGTAGAAGAGTTTCGCTCAAAGGCTCTCAAGGCAGTAGATCTGTATATGAAGAAGCCTGTGGAGGAACGCAAACCGTGCATTTTTGTGCTAGACTCCTTGGGGATGCTTTCAACCGAAAAGGAGATCACAGACGCTCTGAACGACAAGCAAGTTCGTGACATGACTAAATCTCAACTTGTGAAAGGAGCTTTCCGCATGTTGACTCTAAAATTGGGTCAGGCAAATATTCCAATGATTGTGACTAATCATACTTATGATGTAATTGGTTCTTATGTTCCTACTAAAGAAATGGGTGGTGGAAGTGGCCTTAAGTATGCTGCTTCTACTATTATCTACCTCAGCAAGAAAAAAGAAAAAGACGGAACAGATGTTATTGGAAACATTATCAAAGCAAAGACTGCTAAATCACGTTTGAGTAGGGAGAACCAAGATGTGGAGATTCGTCTTTTTTATGATGAACGCGGTCTTGATAGATATTATGGGCTGCTTGAACTTGGCGAGGAAGCGGGCATGTGGAAGAATGTCGCAGGTCGTTATGAAATGGGTGGGAAAAAAATCTACGGAAAGGAGATTTTAAAGAACCCAGAACAGTATTTTACAGAAGAAGTAATGCAGCAACTTGATGCTGCCGCGAAACAAAAATTCTCTTATGGAACGAATTGAGAAAACAATTCTCAGAAACTTAATATTTAAGGAGGATTACTCAAGAAAAGTAATCCCCTTTATTCAACCAACTTATTTTGAATTAAAAACAGAAAAGATAGTATTTGAAGAGATTGTCAGTTTTATTGTCAAGTATGGTTCAGCAATTACGATTGAAGCTCTCAGTATTGAGATAGAGAATAGAACCGACCTTAATGAAACTGAAATTAAAGAGATTAGGGAACTTGTAGCTTCTCTAGATGATGCTCCAGTAGATAGTGCTTGGTTGCTTGATACTACTGAAAAGTGGTGTCGTGATCGAGCAATCTATCTTGCTCTAATGGAATCAATTCATATTGCTGATGGTAATGATGATAAGAAAAATCGTGATGCAATTCCGAATATTCTTTCTGATGCTTTAGCAGTTTCTTTCGATAATAATATTGGCCATGATTACTTAAGTAATTATGAAGAACGATATGAGTACTATCATCACAAGGAGGATAAAATTGCATTTGATCTTGAATATTTTAACAAAATCACAAAAGGTGGTCTCCCTAACAAAACTCTTAACATCGCTCTTGCTGGTTGCGTTCATCCAGAAACCAAAGTTAAAATTAGGTTTAGGAAATTAAAAACATAAATACCTAAAAAGTATTTGTAAAATGGACGCACAAGATTTTCGTAGTCTTCAAGAAGCATATATGGAAGTTGTTGAAAATCAGCAACTTGATGAAGCAAGAGAAGATGAAGATTTAACACCTCTCCAAAAAATTAGAAAAAGAAATAAAGCATATGCTCTTCCTGGAGAACCAGCAGGGCAACAAACTTCAAATCGTAGAGCAGAAAGAAGTTCCACTAGAGGAGTTAAAAAGGAAAAAGGTGCTAAAAGTGCTTTTGGAACTATGAGACACGTTGGTGGACCATACAAAGAAGAAGTAGATATTTACGACATCATCCTTTCACATTTACTTGATGAAGGATATGCTGAAACACCAGAAGCAGCAGAAGCAATTATGGTGAATATGAGTGAGGAGTGGAGAGATGTTATTGTTGAAGCAGCAGTTGATTGGGATATGTCTTCTGATGAAATGGAAAAAGCAAGAAATGAAAGAAAGTTTGGTAAGCAAGGATTCAATCAGGCAGGGCAGACGCAATTAAGGAGAAGACTTCATAAATCTGAAAGAGGAATGAAAAAACAAGATGTTAGAAGATGGAATGGTGAAAAGTAACTAAAAATAAAAACTCATCCATAAAACCATCTTTGGGTGGTTTTTTATTCGTATCAATTTGAACTATTATTTTTAACTTTGGAATTTGGTGCTGGTTCTCCTGTTCCAAATTTCCAACCTTCGTTTAATTTAGTATCAACATCTTCTGGAAGTATTCTTTTCCATCCTTTTGTTCCTGGTAAGTGCATTACCTTCTTACCTTTGTGTGCTTTTCCTCCAAGAGATGCTCTTTCTTGTCTTCCTTGATTGGATGCCCAGTAATTAAACTCTTTGGATGCTCTTTTCTTGCCTCCAAGAGATGCTCTTTCTTTTCTGCCTTCTTCTGTGCTCCAATAATAAAAATTTTTAACTTTATCGTTTAGATATTCTTGTTTTTGAGTTTCTATTCCTCTAATCATCCATTCTTTTCTTTCTTCTATTGGTGTTGAAAAGAAACCAAGTTGATTATCTCTACAAAACTCTCCAATTATTTTTCTATGTTGTGGTGATAAATTTGCACCTAACATTTTCATAGATCTTAAATCATTTGGATTTTTATAAATCTTCCAAAGTAAATAATGTGCTACAATATGTTCTCTAACATTCAAGTATGTAAGGTTGCAATTATCATCTGTTCCTCCCGTATGTTTAGGAACAATATGATGTTCGTGTAATCCTGAATATTTTTTGTAATCTTCTCTTCTTGACTTATTGCCTTCGCATAAGTTAGAATAGATACGATCAAACATTTTTTCCCTGTCCCTGCTACTGCTAATACTATTATTTATACAAAATGTGGATTGAAAAAGAAACATCAATTGCTGAAATCAAAACATTACTTGATAATGGATATGAGGTAGAAGTTGATTCTCCCGATGGATATGTTCCAGTTAATTTCTTTATTAACAAAGGAATGTATGATGAATATGTTTTAAAGGTTGATGGTGGAGAACCTGTGAGATGTAATGCCGATCATTTATTTGAAACATCTTTTGGATGGATGAAAGCATCACATCTTTATGAAAAATATAAGACAAATCATTTTATAACCAAAAATGGTTATAAACTTGGTAGTGTTTTTAAAACAGGAAATCAAATACCTATCGTTGATATTAATGTAAATCATCCAAATCATAGGTATTATACGAATGGTGTTTCCTCTCATAATACTGGTGTAGGCAAATCCTTGTTTATGTGTCACGTAGCAGCATCAGTTCTTCTTCAAGGACGGAATGTTTTGTACATTACGTTGGAGATGGCAGAAGAGCGAATTGCTGAGAGAATTGATGCAAATCTCTTGAATGTTCCCATTCAACAACTCATGGATTTACCCAAGTCAACCTTTGAAAATAAGGTAACGAATATTGCCAAAAAAACACAGGGAACTCTTATAATTAAAGAGTACCCAACTGCATCCGCTCATAGTGGACATTTTAAGGCATTATTAAATGAACTTGCACTTAAGAAGTCATTTAGACCTGATATTATTTTCATTGACTACCTTAACATTTGTGCTTCCTCTAGGTATAAGTCAAATCTCTCTGTCAATTCATATTCATATATTAAAGCAATTGCAGAAGAACTTAGAGGACTTGCAGTTGAACATAATGTGCCGATTGTCTCCGCTACTCAAACCACCCGTTCTGGTTATGGTAGTTCTGATGTTGAACTTACTGATACTTCTGAGTCCTTTGGTCTCCCTGCTACTGCTGATCTTATGTTTGCCCTTATTAGCACAGAAGAGCTTGAGCAGTTGGGGCAGATTATGGTAAAACAACTAAAAAACCGTTATAATGATCCTACCATTTATAAACGTTTTGTAGTTGGTATTGATCGTGCTAAAATGAGATTGTATGATTGTGAGCAGTCTGCTCAAAATGACATACTTGACAACGGTTCGGATAACGGTTATGATGGTGGCGATGATGAGCCACCGTCTCTCGCAAAAAAATTTGGAGGATTTAAATTTTAATGGAAAACGCAAAACATGTTAATTTTGATAAGTACACTGAGTTTGTTGACAAGGTGACTTCTGATGCATCAAAAGACTTTCTTGCTCTCTCAGATCGTCTGGTTGCTTTGGACGAAAAGGGTGCAAATATTGAGAGACTTTTGACTGCAGGTGTTGGTATTAATGCTGAAGGTGGTGAGTTTCTAGAGATTGTCAAAAAAATGGTTTTCCAAGGAAAACCTTATAATGAAGATAATCGTGAACATCTGATCATTGAGCTTGGAGATCTGATGTGGTATGTTGCCCAAGCATGTATGGCTCTTGGTGTGACTATTGATGATGTAGTTGCTAAGAATGTTCAAAAACTTTTAAAGCGTTATCCTGAAGGTGCTTTTGATGTTTATTTCTCTGAAAACCGTGCTGCTGACGACCGATGACTAAAGAAAAACAAGTAACAATTAAATTAGATATTCGTGCTGCTGCGGCAGTTCGCCAAATTCTTTTTGAACATCAGAAAGGATATACTTACGATGAAGCAAGTGTCCCTCCTCGCGTTTCTGATATTCGTAATATAATCCAGTCTCTTGATGAAAAAATTCAAGAAATTGTTGAAACAAAATAAATAAATTAAAAACTATCCATGAAAAAAGGAAAACCAATATCTAGAATTCAATTTGAATTGATTTTAAAAAGATTTATTATCTATTTAAAAGCTCAATTAAATTTCAAGCATGATATTCCAGTTATTCTTGTTGACAACCCTGAGTTCTCAAAAGAAATAGGAGCATTTGGGGAGATTTCGTCTAAAAATGTAATCCATATTAGTATTATCAATCGTCATCCTGTGGATATTTTGAGAACAGTTGCTCATGAATATGAGCACTATAAGCAGCACCTGCAGAGAGGAATTCCTCATGCAGGTTCTCATTCTAGTAAAGCAGGAAGCATGATTGAAAATCAAGCAAATGCAAAAGCTGGAGAACTTTTGAGAAAATATGGACAATTGCATCCAGAATTATTTGATTATATGTCTATACGGTAATTTATGGCATCTCAAGGGAAAGAAAATTGGTTAAAAAATTGGAAGGGTAACGATGGAATAAAAGTTAAAATTAAAGTTTCTTCTCCATATTATATAAATGAAAATACCAATAAATCAGATGGAACTTTGATCATAGGACAAGAAGTAATATATAACGATGCAAATTCGCAACATATTCAAAAGGGTGGAAATACAAAAATTGGATTTCAGTTTTTAGATGGTGATGATGCAATTTATTACTCTAAAGTAGATAATTTTATAAAACCAGGAAGATCAGAAAATATAAAACTAAATCCTAGTTCTTTTGGGTTAGCAAATAGAACATTTTCTAATGTCACTCAATATTATAATACTGTAAAACAAGCAATTCAATCAAGATGGCAGCAGGAAAAACTAAATGGAGAGCTGTATGACTATTTGATTGAATTGATTAATTTTGCTGATGGGGGTTCTCCTAATTTATCTGGAATAGACACCTCATCTTTTGATTGGGGTGAACTTCAAAGTTACTTTGCTGAAGTTATTGGACCAATAGCATGTATTAAACAAAATTTATTATCTCAATTAGGTATTACTACATCAAATGCATCTATTTTCATTCCTCCAGAGAGTGAAAAATTATATGATTATAAATTAATAGCAAATTCAAAAGAATATTTGATTTCTGCCAAATCTGGTAGAGGTTCTAGTAATCAAATTAAACCAGAATTTATTATGCCATATCTTGAGAATATATCTCAAAATTTAAAGCAATCTAAATCATATAAATTACTTAAAATAATTGATGAAAATAGTATAAAACAAGGTCCATTTTTTGCATGGAAAATGATTGAAAATAGTAGAACAATATCAAAAAATTGTATTGATGATATTTTATTAAATTATGGAAAGGCAGTGTCTCCTGAGACTAAAATAAAAAACACTACTATTTGGAACTCATTTATTAATACCCATATGTCTGTTTCAAAAATAGAAGATGTAACTTATGGTCAGCTTAGATATGCTTGTGAAGATTTAATTCATACTGCATCGCAGGGAACACTTCAAAATGATCTAAAAAGATTATTTGAAATATATTTAAATGTTTCTCGTATAATTTATGTAAAATTAACTCTTAATCGTTTAACGGGAAGTCCATCTTTTGATCTTATTAATATTTATGGTGTAAAAAGTCTTAATTATGTTGAAATTAGATCATCAAACGATAAGCAAAGAAGAGAAGCAGATAAATTAGGATATGATAAAGTAAGATAAGAAATAAATATATGATAGAGTTTTAATAGCTTGAAATCATATAAAAATAAGTAATGAAAAATTTTTTCCAATTCCTAACAGAAGCTAAAGTATCTCAAGCTACACAGCGGGCACAAAGCATGGGACTTGTGTCGGATGGGCATGGAGATTGGTATAATAAAAGAGGTGAATTTGAAGCAAAAACAAAAGCAACACCATACGGACCTCTTACATTTTATAATAAAAGAGAAAAACCAGGAAAAGATCCTAAACAGACTGATAAAGAAAAATCAATTCCGTCTTCTCAATATAACGATCCTGCAATACTGCAGCAACAAGCGCAAGCTCAACCTCAACAAATTCCTCAAGAAGTTGCTGCAGACCCTCAACTCCAAGGACAAGTTCCTCAAGAGTTGCCACCAGTTCAATATCTACCAGTTCCTAAAACAAAAGGAAATCTTACCATTGCTTTTGGAAGATTTAATCCTCCAACAATTGGGCATGGACAGCTTATGGATACTGCTGCTCTTGCAGCATCTCAAGATCCAGGGGGTCAGTATTTAATTTTCCCATCCAGAAGTCAGGATAAGAAAAAAAATCCTTTAGATCCTGATACTAAAATTGCATATATGCAAAGTTTTTTCCCACAACACGCACAAAATATTGTAAATGATCCATCTATTGTAACTATTTTTGATGCTTTAAAATTGGCTCATAATACTGGATATTCTGGTGTTAAAATTGTTGGGGGAGTGGATAGAATTAAAGAATTTGAAAAACTTTCAAATCAATATAATGGTCAATTTTATAATTTTGACAATATTCAAATGATTCCATCTTTAGGTACTGATCCCGATGCTGATGGACTAGATTTATTTTCTTCTTCTAGAATGAGACTTGCTGCCGCAGAAGGAGATTTTAAAACATTTAAAGCAGGTCTTCCTCCAGAAATAAAACCATCTCAAGCAAAGGAGATGTTTTATATACTTCGTGGATCAATGAATGTAAGTGAGGGATATGAAGTGTGGGAAATTGCTCCAGAGATGGACTATAAAAATCTTCGTGAAAATTATATTAAAGAAAATATTTTTAAAATTGGGAATTTAGTAGAAAATTTAAATACTGGACTTGTTGGAAAAATTATTCGTAGAGGTACAAATTATCTTATTTGTGTGACTGAAGAAGGGCAAATGTTTAAGTCATGGATTAAAGACTTAAACGAATATACTGAAGTGAAAATGGATAGTCCTATGAGAGATAATATTCACCCGAATACTCTTGTGGGAACTCTTGGCATGTTTAAACATTTTGCAAGTATGACCCCAGGTGCAATTGGAACAGGGAAAGAAAATCTTCAATATGGTGGACGAGCATACGGTGTCGAATTCATAAAT